TATAAACCGGATACAATGATTCCTGATAAATCCTTAGGAATGGATCACATGTTCGATGCGGCAACATATCCAGTAGAGTTCTTGTATCCTATAACAAGGGAAGTACAGCCCGATAACACTAACACATTTGGAGTATGGTAATGGATTTAGATTATAGACATCCGCTTTATGAAGCAAACTTGGGACGATGGAACTATTATCGTGCGTCCTATCTTGGCGGCTTTGATTATCGGAACGCTTCTTTAGGGATGCTTCGCAAGTATCTATTTGAGGAAGATGCACCTGGCAATCAGTATAAAAATAGATTAGAATATACAGCATTGGACAATATGGTAAAACTTACGGTAGATACATATCGTTCATTCTTGTTCCGTTCAACAGCAACACGAACATTCGGTAATCTTTCCGAAGATTTAAGTATCGCAAGATTTATGGAAGATGTAGACTTCCACGGTAAAGACTTAGATGATTTCTTAAAAGAGGCAAACGATTTAGCAACCGTATATGGTAATGTATGGATCTTATGTACAAAAGGACAAGGTATTGGTATCATAACAAAAGAGCAAGAGATTGCCAATAATGTTAGACCATATCTTAAACTATTCACACCAGAGAATGTATGCGATTGGACTTATGAAACGATGCCAAACGGTGCTGATAAACTTGTATATGTTAAGACTAAAGAGTGGGTAGGGGATGATGCTTATAAGTATATCGCTTGGACACCAGATGCGATTTATATCTATCATTGCAAAGGCGATGATGTAGTATCAAGTGAAGAATACTTAAACCCAATCGGTGAAGTTCCATTCGTATGCCATTATGCTAACCCAACGCAGCATAAAGGTATTGGACAAAGTGATATCGCAGATGTAGCAAAAATCCAACAAGCCTGTTTCAACCTTCTTTCGGAAGCAGAACAAGGTATTCGTATTTCCAACCATCCAACACTGGTAAAGACAACAGATGTAAGTGCAACAGCAGGTGCAGGTGCAGTTATCAATATGGATGGTACAATGGACCCAGCATTAAAACCATATATCTTAGAGGCCGACGGAACAAATATTACCTCTATTGTAGATATGATTAATGTTCATATTGAAAACTTCTTACGCTCAACACATCTTGGTGCTATTATGGCTGCAAAAGGTCTATCAGCAAAAAGTGGTGTAGCATTAGCAACAGAGTTTGATATGTTAAACACCAGGCTTGGTGATAAAGCCGCCAAGTTAGAACAAACTGAATGGAATATTTGGGCACTATGGTTCAAGTGGAGTGGCGTAGAACCAGATGCTGATTTCAACATTGAATATCAAAAGTCATTTGACTTACGTGACGAACACGCTGATCTTAAACTTCTTAGCGAAGCATTAGAGATGGGCGTCAATAGTAAAACATTCGTCCGTGAAGTTCATAAACAAATCGCTAAAATCGTTATTAATAATGGCGATATATTAGACAAGGTTTTTGCCGAGATTGATGGCGGAGATGCTATCATAACGATTGATAACGACACTAAACCATTAGAAGGAGAATAATCGTGGCATATAAAAAGAAAAAACCAAAAAAATAAACAAGACCTGTATTTGATATAAATACAATACAACACACGAAAAGGATTATTAGGTATGACCGATATGACCGAGACACCGGGTATGGAAGAAAATGTAGATACTGGTTCTACTCCAAATGAAAACCAGGAACAAGAACGCACATTCTCGCAGAATGATGTTGATAAGATTGTCCAAGCAAGATTGGACAAGTATAAGAAAAGATACCAAGAAGTGGATCTTAACGAATACAAATCTTTGAAACAGCAAGAGGAAGAGCGTGAGTTAGAGGCGATGAAGAAGCGTGAGGAGTTCGATAAAATCTTGTCCCAACAAAAGGGTAAGTACGAAACAGACATCACAACTCTACGCCAGGAACTAACAAGCCTTAAAGTAGATGGCACACTCTTAAATACAGCGTCCCAAAGAAACGCTGTTAATCCAGAGCAAGTGGCACAACTTCTTAAAGGTTCAGTGGGACTTGACGAAACAGGTCGCCCAGTCGTATTTGATAAAGATAAACAAATCCAGTACGACCCTGATACTGCCGAGCCTCGTAGTATTGAAAGTTATGTAAATGAATGGTTAGATAATAACCCTCATTTCTTGCGTTCAACACCAGGCGGAGTAGTAAGTAATGGATCAACTGGTTCAGTAAGCAAATCAGCAGTTGATCTTAGTTCATTGGATCTGTCTAATCCTGCAGATAGAGAAGTCTATCGTAAGATGAAAGCAGACGGTAAAATATAACATAAAGGAGTCATTAAAATGGCAAACTCAGCATACGGTTCAGGTATTAACCTTGACGCATTAATGGTGAATACAAAAGCAGCAACAGTATTCACAGCACACGAATCCAGCTTATTTCTTTCTGGTGGTCTAATCCCAGCAGTAAATGTTCCAGCAGGTTCAGTAGTAGCACAAGTTCCAGTAATGGGCAATGTTGCGGCAACAAAACTAACAGCAGAAGCAACTCCAGGCGTAGACTTGGATTCAGTACTTCCAACAGACACAAAGAAAACAATCAATGTTGACCTACACGCAGCACGTATGGTTCTACGTGATCTAGGTGGCGCAGATGCAGGCGAAATGGGTCGCATCTTGGGCAACTCAGTATCAACATCATTTGATACAGATGTAGCAGCAGTTATGGGTAACCTAACAGCACAAGAAATCACAGCAGGTGATCTTGACCTTGATGAAATCTTCTCAGCAGTAGCAACAATCCGTGGCGCAGGCGAAACAGGCAGCCTAACAGGTATCGTTTCAACTAACGCATATGCAGCACTAATGTCTAACATTGGTTCAACAGCATACGCTGGTGGTGACTTCCAAACAGAAGCTCTACGCAACGGTTTCTTGGGCAACATCGCAGGTGTTCAGTTCTTCGTATCATCATACTTGAACGATACAAACACAGGCGTCACAGGCACAAAATGCGCAATCTTTGGTCAAGACGCAATGCGTATCGCAATGCAGAAAAATGTTGATCTAGAAGTTGAGCGTCGTGCAGCGGCAGTAGGCTTCGATGTTGTAGCTTCACTTCACGCAGGTGTTGGCCTTGTAGATGCAGCACGCGGTGTTCTAATCAAGGACGCAGCATAATAGTTTCATAATCTTAAAAGGAGATAGACAATGGCGGCATACGCAACAGATGATGACTTGGTCTTAATCGTTCCAGATGTATTTGACCACGGTGTTGATACATTTGATCCAGAACTTACACGTTCAACAGATGATATCAATCGTCGGATTAAAACAGAATGGTGGAGCGTTGAACGTGATCCCAAACTATTTGATACGACAAAGTTAAATGCAACAGAGTGGGAACGAGCAACCATTTATCACTCACTTGCGTATTATATCTTGCCAAGATTGTCTAACTTCCAGGAAAACGATACATTCCAAAGACAGATGGCATTCTATAAAGAGCGTTATATGGAAGAGTTCTCGGCGGCTATGGCTGCCGGGATCTCGTATGACCACGATGGTGATGATACATATGATGAATCAGAAGTAGAGTACATTAGAACAGAGAGATTATACAGATGAGTGGTAGCAAACGCAGACTTATTATTGACGATGTAGTTGCGAAACTTAAATCTATTAGCTCTCCTCGTATTGGTAAAGTATCAACCAAACCTGAAGATTTCAGCAGATTAGCACGAACAGCATACCCTTTCATTGAGGTCAATGTCGCTGGTGAAGATAAAGAAGATATTGCAGTAGGTCGTAGATTATCTACTATGACTGTAGATATCACCGTTCATTTAGACGGTAAATCTAAATCAGCCGCAACCGAACAGCAACTTGCAGATATTATTGAAGTAGTTGAAGAAAAGTTGGAAGAAGACCGCACTCGTGGTAAGAATGCATTATTAACAGAACTATTATCAGTAGGGGAAGTTGTAGCATCATCTTATCCTACAGTATCACAAACAATGAGTGTAGGAATACAATACACTTATACAACAGGCAACACATAAAGGAGTCATAAAATGGCAACAATACATTCAGGCACACAAGGTGTCATCTATGTTGGCACAGATGAAGCTCTTAATATTCGCTCGTTCTCTATCGAAGAAACACAAGAAACAATCGATGCAACAGCAATGGATGTTAATGGCGTATCATATCGCACAACAAAACCAACATTTAAGTCGTGGAGCGGTTCATTCGATTGTTATTGGACCGTCACTGAAGGCGTATCCGGTGCAGACCACGAAGATGCAATGGCATTCACAAAACCAAGTTCAGATGAAGTAGTCTTACACTTCTGGCCAACAGGCGATGATGAAGATGGTGATATTGAATACACAGGTTCAGCATACATCACGGGTAGAACAATCTCATCATCAGTAGATGGTATGATTGAAATGTCGATCTCTGTTGCGGGCACAGGTGCTCTTACAACAGCGAACGCAACAATCCCACCGGCACCATAATATGAAAATCACCGTCCGTGGCAAAATAGACCTTAATAAGGTGGTAAAGAAAATCGTTGATGAAATCAGTGATGACCTTTATGACCAACTTAAATCTCATACACCAAGAGATACTGGTCGTGCTGCGGACGGATGGCAAGTGAATAAATCTCGTAGTGTAAATACTATAACAAATAAAGTTCCTTATATTTCGGAACTTGATAAAGGTCATTCAGACCAAGCACCATATGGTATGACGAAACCATCAATAGATCAAATAAGATCAAACGCATCGTCGGGCAAATATAAAAGGAAATAAGTTATGAACCCAGTATTAGACAAAGCAAAATCACATTTCGCAGAAATCTCCAACAAAGGTATGGAAAGTTTAGAAGTACCAGAATGGGATACAACCGTATATTGGAAAGTAGGCGGTCTTAACTTTGCATCCCAATCAAAAGTTCTTGAACTCCAACAGAGTGGTAAAACGGCAGACGCACTTATCGAAATGTTGGTAATGAGAGCATTAAATGAAGATGGCAAAAGAATGTTTAAGTTAGCAGAGAAGACTATTATTATGAACTCTGTTGATCCAAATGTTATCCTAAAAATCGTCACAGCAATGGGACAAAGTGATAACGTAGAAGAAGAGGACGCAGTGGGAAACTAAAAAGGGACCCTGAACTTCTATTCTGTTTCTTCTTAGCGAAGGAGTTGGGTATGAGTGTAGTAGAGGTTATGCAGTTCAGTGTCCTGGAAATAAAATATTGGTCTGCCTATTTTGAGTTATCAAGGAGAGAAAATGAGCGACATAAACCTAATAATATCGGCAACAGATAATGCATCTGGTGCGTTAGGCAACATCAATAAATCACTGAATAATGTTCAAACCAATGCCAACAGCGCTGGTGGTTCTTTTGGTGGTATGGGTGGAAAAATGAAAGCAGCACTTGGAGTCGCAGGTGCTGCCTTTGCAGCCTTTAAAGGTATCTCAGTTATCAATGATAAGATACAAGATATGGACGACCTGGCTAAACGAGCAAGAGCAGTCGGTTCAGCATCAGAGAAAGGCTTCGCTCAGTTCCAAGTAGCAAGTCAGTTCTTAGCAGAAGGTGGTCTAAGTGCCGCAGAAGCAGACAGAGCATTTAACAATCTGCAACTTAGAATGGCACAAGGTGAAGCAGGATCAAAAGCATATGCTGGGATCTTTGAGAAACTTGGTGACTCAGTTAAAGATGCAAATGGTGATCTATTAGAAGCACCAGGATTGTTCGAAGCAGTTGGTCAAGCTGTTCAAGATGGAACACTATCACTTGATGAAGCAAGTAAAGTACTTGGTCAGCGTGTTGGTCCAAAGATTGTAGGTATGTTTGAGGATCTTGCCGCTAAAGGTATTGATACTAAAGATGCACTTGCAGATGTAGCCGCAAATACTAACATTGTCCCATTAGAAGCAGCAACGCAAGCAGAAGCGTTTGGAGACACCATAGAACGTATGAAGCAAGTTCTTGGTAAGTTGATGACCGACGCAATCGTCCCGCTTATGCCAATCTTAGTTGATATGGCAGAGAACGTGTTAGCCGCACTCCCACCAATCGTAGAGAAAGTTCAACGTGGATTTAAGGCATTGGAACCAATGTTTGATCTTATCGGTGCTGTTCTTACAAATATTGTATTCCCAATCATTGGTAAAGTAGCTGACGCATTTATTCTTATGTTAGAAGCAATCGGACCGCTATATGAAAAAGCACTCCCAGCATTTGAGACAGCAGTAGATGCAGTAGCAACCGTCATTGAGACCGTTGTAGAAAAAGTTATGGGCTTCATTGATACACTAACAGGATTTAAGGACAAAGTCACCGAAATCACAGGTGGGGTTAAAGATAAAGTTGGTGATATGGCATCCAAAGTTGGTGATAGTATGTCTACTATGGCATCCAATATGACTAACAAAGCTAAAGAAGCAGGTAGCGGTGTTCTTAAATGGTTTGGCATTATGGAAGACGAAGCTGTTGGCAACTCTATTATCCCAGATATGGTTGATAATATCTTAAAAGAGTTTGACCGTCAAACAATAGGTATGACTGAAAAAGCAAGAGATGCAGCACTTGGCGTACTGAAAGCGTTTAGTAATCTTGGGCAAGAGTTGCCGCCAACATTAAGAGATGCTTTTGGTGCTGGTATGGGTTCGATGAGTGGAGAAAATATAAGCGATGTTGAATATTTCACTAAGGCTATGGAAGACTATGAAAAATCTCAAAACGATGCCGCAGCAGCAA